CCATTATACCCTGGAAGGTTGTAAGATAAACTCTATAGATTGTGTAGGAAGTGGTAATCCAACGATATCATAATTAATTTGAATGAATAAATCATTAGTATCTGTCTGAGTCTCCGTAAAAACGTTGGTCAGTTCGATTCTAGGTTCATAGTTTTTCAATAATGTAATAATTTCTTCCCTCAATACATCATTATCAAATGTATCTAATTCAAAAAGTGTATCGCCAACAGATGTTCCTAAAATATCGTTAAAAAATCTCTCTCCAACTTTAGTTCGGATCAAATTTATAACAGATTTTTTGATCGCATCCTCATTTTTAAGGACTGTTACATCGTTTGTTATAGGATGACGTTTAAAAGATAGACTAATATCTCTAAAACTACGTGATCGCTTAGTTGGCATCTGTTCCGATACACTTCAACATACTATCTATAATGGTTAGTAACGATTTGGAATTGAACCGTAAGACGATTCTTCAGAAAGCACCTGTTTTTTAGCACCCTCGATAGGTTTTGCTTCATCATTTAACACCTCTTTCAACTCTACAGGAGTATCTTGAGGTGCATTTTTGGGTAATGACCAATAATCTGTGATCAAACTGGTTGTACCCCACACTTCTTTCATGTATTCTTCATTCCTGTCAACTGGTGAGTTACCCATTTTTTTCCTCTTTTTGGTTATTTATTTGTTCTTTGGCAGTTTTCCAGAAATATTCATCTTCACGACCCATTCCAAGTCGATCAAATCCATTTTCAACCTGGTAATACTGAGTTGATACCTTAAAATCAGGCATCTTTGGTTCGACTGGTGTCAGACTATTATCATAAATGCGTAGTCTGTTGTTTGGATAGAGTGCATATTGACCATTTTCCAACTCAATCAAGTTATGAGACTTATGTTCAGCAGGATTTTCACTGGTGGCATAGTCAACATAGTCTGGATCATGATGATAATTATCAATCGTACACACATAAGTACCCTTAACGTTACCATGATCCCGTGTATAACACTCAAAGTCCATTGAACCAATGAACTTCTTATCCACTGATACAACCCCGTAGTCCATGCAGTTCCAGAATTGCAGGTTAGGTAGACTCATATCAGGTGTAGGGGTCTCAGGATCGGTTACAAAGGCACTGATGGGTAATTTATCATACATTGCCGCATACTCTGGTAAGTATGTCTCAAAATAAAAAGCACGTCCAGGAATCGATTTAACCGATACCCAAACGCCTTTAACAAATTCCCCATGACCAGACTGATGATCCGTTAGATACTCTTTACGTACCCAGACTTCCATTGAAGGAAGATTTGCAATCAAACAGGACATACAAAAGTTAACAACTGATTTATCTATTCAACCTCTACCTTGACCACGATAACGCTTTGGTTTCTTGTTACCGGAGGATGCAGCATACTTTGTATGTTGACCTGAACCTTGACGAGTCTTCTTTGGAATTGACTCAATCATCAAATTACCAGTTAGAGACTTTTTAATCTTTGCCATAATTTTGTTTTTCGCGATTTTTTAACAACAGTTTGAAACGGGCGGTTATAACCCCACCCAGTATAACACATCAGCAGTACATAAGACGACATCAGATCACGCGCATTTTTTCATGCCCCACACGAATCACAGGGTCACACCAAATCTCATAACCCTTCTCAATCGCATCCAGACAGAAACTCACATCCTCTCCACACATATCTTGGACCTCTCCTGATTCAAATGTCTGCATCTTTGGAGCAAACCATGGATAAGGTAGACTCTCAAATACGCCCTTCTTAATCAGAACCCATCCAAAACCTGTGTAATCAACAGTGAACGGTTTCTTACGCTTACTCATTGACTCACCAGTTTCATGATTCATCACACCGCCATTATTACGGAAGTCTCCCTCCTCTAACCAATGTGCAACAGATGTAGTACGACCATCCTCAGTCATATACCACCCAGCAGCAATATCCTTATCCATTGATACAAGACGGAAGAACTGCTCTGTATTAAACACAATATCAGAGTCAATCCATAACTGATAATCATAGGGAAGTTTTCCATCCCATGGAACTTGATTCGGTCCTCGGAGAACATTTGCACCTAAACACTTACATCGTGCAAAGTTCACCATTGAACTATAATCTTGTGAAATCTGAATACTTGCACCACACTGTACTAGATCAAAACACAGTTGTACAAAGTTCTTCAAATATGTGTATGATACTCCTCTTCCAGGTAGACAGAATACTACTGTCTTACCACGAATCATTTCTTTTGCTGCTTCTAAATTAAAGTCTTCTACTTTCTTCGGAGTAGGTGCAGCAGTTTTTACTGTAAATCCTTTAGCCATGAAAATGAATTAACCGACATTGTTATTATACCACGAACACTCACTCAGGTCAACGTTCGTTAGAATTATTTAGTATCCCTCTGCTAACTTCTCTAACAAGTATGTGAGTTCCTCCTTCGTTCCATAATCTCTTATCAACCCTTCGTCATTCTCTATACGATATTCAAGTGCCTCTATGAGTAGTTCTTTCTCATAGGTCTCGATTGAAATGTTCATAGTAAATTTACGCACCTCTTGGAGTATATATCAGGAACGACCCTTATAGGGGGTTTTTGTATGGGCAAATTTTTTTATATTAAGGGTTTTAAGAACTCGGAATCCCCTCGGAAAATTTTTTTTAACTTTATATTTCTCTCTCGATTTTGGTTCGTTGTAGGTTAGGGTCTCTATGCGTTTTTAGGTAAGGGGCGGCGCGACGACATAAAACGCCCCCAAACAACTGCTCTTATCTAATGCTTACTGTGCGCCCTCTAATTATAACATAAGGACTGCACAGTTGTCAACACATAGCAGCAGCAGGTTGTTCAAACTTAGTGTTGTTGAAGTTAGCAACACTAAACTGCTTACGATTGACGAGTTTGTATACCTTACCGTTGTATGAGTAGACATAACCCTCTGCATCAATTCTGTCTTGATTGATGTATGCTTCTGGACCGTTCAGAACTCTACACTGTGCATGGCATTCTTCCTTGATATACTGAACCAAACCGTAGAGGTGCATAAGTGTTACATTGCCATTGAAGTCCTCTGCACGTAGTACATTACCCTCACGCAACGAACGATTCACATTGATGCGGATCTGTGCTGCCTCTTTGACACTCACGAACTCCACGGTAGGTAACAACGACATCACTGCAGTCATTGCCGGAGGTAACTCAAACTTGGTGCCTAGTTCACATGGAGAACCCGACCAAATATAAGCACGAGGTGTTACGAACTTGCAGTAAACTGTGTCGGTGATAGTGAACTTCATCGGGTGAGCGATTGCGTCTCTTAAGTCACTCTCTGCTGTGTAGTAAGTATGAGGGGCAACGATAATCTCCTCATCGACGATATCACTGAATTTATATGTAATCGTGTTGGGGGTATACTCATCAGACCCGCCTAGTCCTATGAAATCACCTTGATATATGCCTCCGGTTTGTGGAAGATAGTCAAAGCACTTATGGAGGATTGTTGCAACCTCTCCCTTATGGTTCTTATCAATGTCCTGGTGTGATTCGTTGATTTTGATCTTTACTTTGTTAAAGACCGATTTGGTGCCGACGAAAAACTTTCCACTTGCAGGATTCACGCCCCAAACTATTGCCGGTGCTCCATCCATCTTCACACTTAGCACGCCACGGTTTCTAATAGCGTCTAGGAAAGATAAGTCGCCTGTGAGTACAGAATCCTCTGGGTGTTCGATGTGAAGAATTGGAGTCATAATAAGATGAGAAGGAATAAGATAGTGTAGAACTGTGAGTAGACTTTTGCCCACTCTTTTTTGGTTTTAATCATGCGAAGACGTAACCGTTAACGAACTCATCTGCGTTGTAGACCTTGGAGGTTCCTGCCTGCCCGACGAACTTACGGACGAACCACTTATAGTTTTTTTGGAAGACGCCCTCACCGGCAACGCATAATTCATCACAGAGAGCGTTGAGTCTGCTCTTTGTGGTGACGCTCTGGAATCCGCCGTCAAAGATCGTCATGGAGTCGTCATCGATCTCAGCGATCTTATTGCCGTGGAGACGGACGACGATGACGCCTGATTCTGAATCGAAGTGAACCGAGGTGTTGCCTGAGGTCCAATCCTTCTTTGCTTGGATGGCGGCGTTCATCTGGGTTTCGATCTTGCGCATGAGTGGTTTGAGTGGTGTTCCTTTGACTCTTTAATAATACACGAAAACGGGCGTCACGCAACGGGGATTAGACCACTTTGGCGACTGTCACACCAACGGTCGTAAAGTATACTCTCCATGTGATATGCTTGATCTTCTCTCACTCTTTCAGTCAAAATGCCTGATTCGTTTTGTATTACATGCACCAATTCATGCAATAAAGTAGTAATATAGTCCGATTCGTTCAAGTTTTTATCAATCTGTATAAATTGCTCATTTCCATTTGTTTCGGTGAACCCTAGGGCATTTTCGCAACTAAGATCGGTGTGAAATACCTCAACATCACTTTGGATAGGATATTGTGATGTGAAGAAGTCAAAAACGTCCTGTGTAGGATAGTTCATTGATCTGCCGGAAGTGAATAACATCAGTTTGCGGGTTCTGGGAACTTGATTGCTTTAAGAATCTCTTGATAGTCTCTGGTTTCGATCTCATCAAAGTCATATTCCTGTTGCTCTAAGCAATAGGTGATAAGATCGATTTGATCAGGTGAGAGTGTAACTTTGAGCATTGACTTGGATAGGGTTGACTCCATCATTTTAGCATAGATTTCTCTTTTTTGCATATTGCACGGATGTAAGTCCATGCCGTTGAGTGATTACGAAACCTCCTCATTGCGTTCTTTGTTCCTAACTCCGTCAGAGCAACATACATCGCTTGTTTGATAGGCATCGCGACGTGATTGCCGCATTTGCATATTATCGGGGGACGAGGGTCTAGGATTTGAGT